AAGAGCCGTATCCCCACGCTGTCGCTGCGCGTCACTGGGATCAACCGCCTGGCTTTGCCAAGGCGATTGTCCATGCAACGTGCAGTCTTCCACAGCCCTTTGGTGAAGAAGTTATTACTAACTTCAACCCAACTGGCTATGGAGTCAGCGTCGGTCCCTGGGCTAAGGACACGAATGTATGCGGGGGTTACATCGTAACCCTTGTATGCATCCATTCCGCAAGACTCGCGGAAGTGTCCCTGGTAATGCGACTTTGTCGCATTAACCTTGAACTCCAACTGGTGGAGTAAAAAGCTCAGGTGCATGAGTGCTGAAGACGGCATGATAATGTCGTCTCCAAAGACCCGTACCTTCCTTGCAGCAGAAGCAATGCTTCTAGCTGAAACCTTACGGTTCTCAGCCTGCAGTATCGCCGCGATAGCTATCCCGGCGTATACTATAGACTGAACAGGGAAAGTAACCGCACTACCCATTCCGGCGAACTTTTTAAGCTCGATACCGAAATCGGTGAAGCCAGTGCCGTCAATGACGTACCGGCTTCGACATGCATGAAGTGCTGAAAGAAGACTTTGGTTTGACCCAAAGAACCTCTCAACAGTCCAGCATGTGAGCAAGTCACTTGCTTTCGATAAGTCTATCGTAGCAAGTTCGTCACTCATTGATGCTTCAAGAGCAGCGCGTTGTGAATGCGACTGATCTCGAAAATCAATACAAGTGCGGATAGGCTTAGGTAAATGTCTCCTAAGCCACTTCAGTACACCCTGTTGGATGTACTGATGAGCTGCAGGCTCGGCTGTGATGAGCCTAGGACCTTTCATGGTCTTAGGCACAGCAAGAAGTTTAGCGGGGTTCTCCCGCTTTCCTGCTGGTATCACGTCAGATGCGAGATCTCCTCGATGCGATCTATGATGGATCTCATCGAAGTGGCCATTCAGTTTGACTGGCCAGGTAGCGAACAAATACTTATCGCTACCAGTACGAGCATCTGATACAGCTCCGGGTCCATGCTTTGGTACAACTCCGTATGGGTCGAGCTCTGAGGATGGAGTAAGTCTTGCGCACACAGCGTCAAGCTTATTCCATATCTCGTTGCTTCCGGCGAGGGTGTCGATGACCCCCTCAGCGGCTGATGCACTAAATGTGCAACGACGATCCAACCAAACATCCCTACTCCAAGCACCAGAAGGTGCCCGAAGAGAGATGTCAGTGCGGAAAAAGTCCTTGACAGCATCCTTTACCCTTTCATCGGGGCATGGGAGGCTGACCTTCTTAAACATAAGAAGGACTTGCCGAATATCAGCGACAAGTCGAGGATTTACAATTTCCGTACAGAGTTGTCCACGCTTATCAAGAACAGCTACGAGTAATTGTTCGTAAATCCAGTAACCACTGAATTTACTTACTGTAGCGAATTCTTGACCACACACAGACTGATCGATCTCCCGAGATGAGAACATCCCGGAAGAAAGGCAGCTGTCGAAGGCGGCTCCCACAGATGGGAGACCGACATACAACAGTTGCGGTCCACGTGTGACTACACGCTTCTGCACGCTAGTGTAGAAGTCAGTAGTAAGCGATAGCGCACGCAGTTCGGGACTCGATTCTTCCACGTCCTGTAAACAGGAAAAGAAGAGCTCGAGTACCTCATTGCGCTGATTACCGCGATTTCTGGCTCGTAGGGTCATAGTTGATCCTTAAAGTTGAGGCAGACGGTAACTACCAACAACCTTCGTACAGCCTAAACCCATGTTGGGTTAACTGAAGTATGAGGATAGTACCTCTTACTTCCTCTTGCTCGAACAGATGAGACAGATGTCTCAGACGCTCGTCAACACAGAGTCTTACGACTCGGCGTTGATCAGTTGTGCGGTAAAAGCCGCATCACTGGCAAGAGTGGCCATGGCGTCCACCGCCGCTTGGGAAGCAGTTGCGTACTGCACTCCTTCGTCCGTCTTGATGACGAACCAAGCGGAGGCAACTCGCTGGAGGAATCCATTCGAGTTGTAATGGCGGACATCGAGTCGACAAAGATGCGACTCGCCATTGCCATCGGCAGGGGGCAGGGTATGTTTGACGCTAAGGAACAGTTGTTCCGTATCGTCAACTTGCCCCCGGAAATCGGAGGAGTTGTTGCCCTCACGAATCTTCGTGAGAGTAACGGTTCCACCGTTGTACGAGAGGTCGATAGAGTTGGTCAGCATTGAGGTTTTCCCTTCAGAGGATTTGGACGTCGTCACGACGTTCAAGTCATCCTGTCCGGTAATACTTACCTTTCAGGAATGGTGCCATAGCAAGCTGGCCCAAGATTCCAAGCTTCCCCGCTACGGGGTTAGTCTTGAAAGCTAGGCGAGCTTGCGGAGCAACAACTGGTATGCGACTCTTGTGTATGGTACGGAAACCGTTGCCATATACACGTGGTTTCGAACTGAAACCGCCGTAAGAGTCGACATAGGCTACTTCAGTTACCTCATCTCTAACCATTATAGTAATGGTTTCGAGTTGGTAAGGTAACTTACCCAACGTGGCTTCCATGTAGTCGCCAACGTTGAGAAAGTAGTCTATGAGCCACGACCATGGAATAGCATTCCAGATCGTGAGTGCAGTCTGCTTGCCTCCAGTTAGACCAAGAGCTCGTATGAGCTCAGCGGCCCTGGAGTTAGCGGCAAAGTTAGGAACCTCGAATTGAGGCTCATACCTTGCGCTAAACCAAACTTTCCTTTGAAGTGTATACTTCGAAGCCCAGTTCACATAGTGACCTGGTGAAAAGTTGAGCAAGTTAGGACTGCCATACCAAGAGTCAGCGACAGAATCCAACCCCCCTTTGTAGGAGGTTGAATTCCGCATTTGATGTAGGCGCGACCGTTCTTTCTCTATCTCCTTATGAAGATTAAGAAGAAGAGTAAGATCGCTACGAAGAGGAGCGAGCCCAAAGTTATGGGCAAGAGTTCCACCTTCAGTAGCACCGGCGAGCCAGAAGTCTCTGATAAGCCGCGGGAACTCACGAAGCTCCCACAGGAACAGAGGCACATCAACGATGGGAGAGTCAACCACAAGGTTGGCCAATGCTTTTGTAACATAAGCACTTACTCCTATCAGCGGTCGATCAGCGCCGTCTGGAAAATTACAGACCATCCAGCGCTCAACGACGTCGGTTGGACTCTCGGCTGATAGCCGAGAAATCCCTGACCCTAGGGGCTGCACCATATGCAAGGAGTTTTCCTTGACATACGGTGGCGGCCCTGGTGTTAATTCATCATCACAAGTCTCGTGAGTCGTTATCCCACCTTGAACGCCTAATTGCCACTCCTGATAGGGAGTGCCAGAAAAGGCAAGGTGACGATGTACGCCGCCGGCTATATAGCCATTGGTTCGCTCACGATATCTCATGATGAATGCTCCAGCACCTGGAGTCCACAACGGAAGTGCGCCGTTTATAACGCACCGAGGAGCCCAAC